CGAAGACGTTGTACATCTTTTTCTTTAATTTCTTTTTTTAAAACTGATTCTGACATTTATTATTTTATTAGACTTTTTATTTGTTCTCTAATGACTTCTTTTAATTCTTCTTTAGTCATTTTGATTTTCATATATTCTGCTTTAGGATCTTTAGGTAATTCTTTAATTTTACCTGCTTTAACTTGTTGCATAAAATATACTTTTGCTTCTTGATCTAATTTATCTACTGATTCATCAACAGCTTCTTTATCAACTACTAAATAATCAATTTTAGCATTTTTCATTACTACATCAATAATTTTTTTAGTTAAGTCTTTAGCTGGGTTTCCTGATTTAGGAAAAACAATAGTATCGTCTTTAACTTTATATTTTAATAATGTAGGTCTAGAAGTAAGTGACTTAACAAAATCATCAATCGCTGTTTTAGTTTTAACAGGAAACGGAAAACCTTGATCTCTTTCCATTTTCTTGCGTTTAGCAGGAATAACAGGACCAAAATGATCTTCTAATGCTTTTTGGATTGATGCTTTATTACGCATGTTAGAAACATACATTCCATAGTTATCTAATGTTTCTAAAGCTTTAACTGTATCTTCTACAGAAACACCTTTAGGTGTTACTACAACATCGTAATTTACTTGTTCACGGTTTGAAGGTGAAACTTCTGCTCCCTCTTCTTCTCTTAATTTATATTTATAAGCCATATTGTTTTAATTCGTCTATTACTTGATCTGTTGATTTAAATAAAATACCTATTCCTCCCTTTGATTTCCACTGTTCAATATTATCTTCTCTATCGTCAATTAAAATTTTATTTTTACCTGAATAGTTTTGTTTAGCAACAGCATTAGCTAACACTAATTTAGTTCCAGGTATATTATTTTTAACCCATAAACGTTTACCTAAACGTGATTCGTTTTGACGTGATGGGGCTGATAATAAAGTTGGGTTATGTGGTTTAATGTAGTCCCATAGTTTTTGTCCTTCAGGCATCCATTCCATTCCAACCCAAAATCTTACTCCTATTTGTCTGTCAATTAAATCCCAAAATTTTTCTTTACCATACTTACTTTCATAAGCACGAGGATCCATATTACCAAAATATCTAAAACGAGCATCAAAATCAGTTAATACACCATCCATATCACAGTAGATTTGGTATGGTGATTTATTTGATTCTTCTTCTTCTTTTAATTGTTTATATAGATCTGTTAATTTGAACATCTTTTATATTATCTTCCCAATTACGTAACATCATATTACCTTTTTCGTAAGCTTCTCTTTCGATTTCAGGTAAATCTCCGTCTTCGTTTGTATTTGTTGTATTAATATTATTTAATCTATCTTCTAAATTTTGTTCATGGTGTACCATTTCATGAGCAAATGAACGTAAAACATCTTTTGGATGCCTATCCATAGTATATAGAGTAATTGATTTGTCTGTAGGATTGTAATAAGCAGTTTTGCCTAAAAGCTTGGATGCGTTGTCTTTATCATCTGGTATAACTTTTATTTTAGGTAATGGTTTGATGTTCATTCCATTGTCTATCATATATTTAGATAAAGATACAAAAGATTCCTCGGGTTTCCACATTTCTTTTAAAGTTTTGTCTTTCCACATTTCTTTTAAAGCAGGATTATTATCATGTCCACATTTATGACAAATGTATAAATCTTTACCACCATCTGCTATTTTCCATTCCCAACCACAATTGTCACAAATAACTTCTGTGTTTGTTATTAGTTCTTGAACAATAGTAGATAAAGTATTAAATATTTCTGTTTTTTCTTTTACTTTTTCAGGTATAAAAGGTAAAAATGCTTCTTGTCCTTTTTTTAATGCTTGACGAGCGTCAGTTCCACTTGTATCTAATTGAGTAACTATAGGAGCTAACTCAACATTTTCATATTTACCTATACCTTTTGTTCTTGAAGCCATATCTACAAAATCATCATCTTTACCTTCTCTAGCTCCAATAACCCATATTACATTTTCGTCTTGATGATTTTTAATATAATCATAGATAGCTGTAATTGGTGAGTTAGTTGGTTCTATTTTTACTTTTAAAGGTAAGTATTTTTTATAGATATCCCAAACTAAAAGTGATTCAGCTTGAGCAATTCCGTCTCTTGTTCCAGAACCAACATAAATGATGAACTCATCTATTTGTGGGTATTTTTCTAATGCTTTTTCAACAACTTCAAAGTGACCCTTGTGAGGCGGTTTAAAACCACCTCCATAAATAGCCACTGTTTTCTTTTGTTCTTCAGCTTCTAGAATAGAATCAGCTAAAAATTTACCTAATGAACTCATTAATTATCGCTGTAATTTTTTAATTAATTCTTGAGCTTTTTCTTTTTTTGCTTTAATATCACTTTTAGATGTTCTAAAATCATCCATGGATGTTTTTAACTCATCAATTTGAGTATCACGTGCTTTTAAAGCTTCAGTTGCTGTTCTACTAGCATCTGATTTATTTTTGAACATACCTAATACGTTTTCGAATTTTAATCCGCCTTTAATTTTGTCAGCAAATTTAAATGCGTCAGCATCAAATAAAATATCTTCTTTAGTTGATTTAGTGTCTGGTTTAGTAACAACAAAGAATTTACCTACTTCGTCAACTACATCGTAGTCTTTAGTAATGGCTTCTTTTACTTCCATTGTTTCTTCTTCCAAATTTTCTCTTAAAAGGTCAATTAATTTTTTCATGTTATATGAATTGGTTTATTTTTTGTTTTGCTTGATCTAGTGTATCAAAACTACGATCTACAGAAAGTAAATCTTTTATATCTTGGTTTATTTGTTCTTTTTCTCTAGCTGATTTAGCTATTTCTTCTGGTGCTTTAGGTTTACCTACTGATTTAGTAGTATCAAAGAAACGTTTTTTAATTTCTTCAGGATTATAATCAGTTTCAGCGTCTTTAGGATCGTTATTAACTAATATAAAATTATCACCAAAAGCTTCTTTATATGTGTCTATATTTTTAGTATAATCACGCCATGTTCTTACTACAATAGATGGTAACAAATTTCTATCACGTTGTAAATTGCGTTCTAATGAAGTAATAGGCGAAACATATAATGCCAACATCAATGTATCGTACCCTAATGCTTCAAGTTCTGCTTTTTTCTTAAGTAATGGTTTACTTGCACCTCCTGTACCGTCAACTACTACATCTTTTAAATCTTTAGTTAACTCATCATATTTTTCTCTAGTAATTTTTTGAGCTTGTCCCATTAATTTAGCCGCCTGAGATAATTCTTCAGGGCCAAAATCTTTTTGAGACATACCTAAACCTGATTTCTTTAATAATTCTTCATAAGAATCGTCAATATTAATGACATTAAATGAAGGAGGTATTAATTGTTTAGATATATATGACTTACCAGAACCAGCAGGACCCGCTAAAAATATAGCTTTGGGTGCTGATGATGATTCTTTTAATAATTGAACTAGAGAAATCATAAATATACGTTTGATATAAATATTACAGTTCTCTCTTTACTGTAGTCTTAAATTCAGTAAATATAGGAGCATCGTTAGGATGTTCAAGGTCAAATAAACGACGCACAGTTTTGAATATGTCTAGATTTTCTTCTTGTGTACGAGTTGGTAATACCATTTCCCAACCTTTACCTTGCATTTTATCTTTAGCTGGTTTGCGTTTAGTTGATTTTAACCATAAAATACCATAGTTATCAACTTCCTTACCATAACATTCTTTATAACATTGGCCATAAACTGCGGTTTGTAACTCATAAGTAGTTTGAACGTGGTTAGATGTTTTAAAGTCAATTAACCATAATTTTTCATCAATCTCACATAACATATCGCAAGTACCCGCTACTCTTAATTCATCTGAAAATAAATGTACTTCGGATTCAATTAATTTAGGATTATAAGTTTCCCAGAAATCAACAAAACGTAAAAACATTTGCCATACATCTGGATTATATTGTGGGTAACCAGCAGGACTAAGGAAATTCATTTCTTTACCTTCTAAGTACTCCTCAATCATTTCGTGTGTTTGTGTACCTTCTTCAGCGGCTTTTTTAACAATGTACTCTGAAGCGTAACCTACTTTTTTTAACCAGTCTTCAAAAAATTTACCTTTTGGATACATACTTAAAACATATGTCACTGATGGGTAGTAATTGGTATTGCGTCTATAATATCTGGAATCGGGTAACGTAATTTGTTTGTGGTCTTCAGAAATTTCTAGAATTCTGTTGTAAGAATGCTTGATGTTTTTATTTATCATAATAGATATAGTTTTTTCTCAAGTAAACCTGAGAAAGTTAGGGGATAGGTGTTCTGTATCAATTCAGTAAAATGTCTAAATCCTAATTCACTTGGATCTTTACCATCTAAATCTACTAAATATACTTCTTTGCCTTCATTTATTAATTGTTCACAAAATTGTAATGCTTCTCTTAATGCGTCTCTGTCTAATGCTACATAAATTTTCTTAACAGATGATGCTACTAGCTTTAACATCAACGTAGACTGTATATTCTTGCCTAATAACGGTATAACATTTCGTTTAATAGCAATGGCGTCAAACATTCCTTCGCACAGTATAATCGGTGTATTCCAGTTTATAAACAGCTCAAATGGTATAACGTTACGTGACACATCTGGATTCTTATATTTAAGGCTTGATGTTTTATCAAAATTACGAGCAGTAAAATAATTTAATTTACCTGTAGCATCATATGATGGTAAAATAATCATTTTATTAAATTTACCACCCTCACAATAACCTATATTATATTTTAATATATCGTCTTCTGTTATACCTCGTTTTTTAATATAATTTAAAGCATGTTTACCTATAATATCACTATCAGGTATATTAACTAATGGTTTAAATTCTTGAGGTAATTTTAAAATAGTTGTAGTTTGTACTATTTTTTCGCCTGATGTATATTTAACTAATGGTTTTAGTTCTGCTAACTTATCAGGATCAGCTTGTATTGCTTTAAATAGATTAACTAATGATTTACCTTTTTTATTACAACTCCAACAATGCCATGGATTTTCACTTTTATCTGATTCAGTAAAATTGATTTCTAACTTAGGTTTATGGTGATTACAGAAAGGACAATGATATGCGTAGTTGCCTTTTGATGTAGATTTACTAATGCCTAAAACCGAGTTTACTAAATTTACAAGTAGTTGATTTACCATACCTTGTACTATAACAAAAAAAGCTTGGTTTCCCAAGCTTAACTTAATATAATTTTATATTTTAAAATTCTCCATGTTGTAATGTAAACAATACTTCTTTTAATTGTTTAGCAAATTCTTCTTGTATTTTTTGATATTCATCGTCTTTAGGATTTTCAAATACTTCTATTTCATATAAATCAACGTATTGTTCAAAGGCGGGCATGAATTCTTGTTTAAGTTTAAACAAGGTGCTGTCAACTGATTCTGGTTCTTCTTTAATTATACCAGCTAATTGTTGCATTCTTATAATGTCTTTCATTTTATTATAAATACCTGTAAAACTAATTAAGATATAAAATCCTTAGTAAAGAACTTACCTAATATATTATCATTATAGAATGATTCTGGTTGTTCTAGTACTTTATAGGTAAATAGTGCTTGTGTTTCGTAGTAAGTTAGTAATTTTTTATTAGAAGCTAATTTAATTATAGTACGAGTAAACAAATCTTGTTTACCATCTTTAATTAACTGCATTACTTCTTTATTAGAGCCGTAATATGTTTCCCAATCTGATTCTTTGGTTACTATTTTAGTAGTTGGTTTACGACCAACACCTGTTAGTTCGGCTACTTCTTTTTTACCTAATTTTACTTTTTTATTATGGTATAATACTTTTTTACCTATATATGATTTATTAGTATCATTGTTTTTAACAATGTAAATAAATCCAAATGTATCTTTAGGGAAATCGTTGAGGTTAGTGATGGGTTTACTATTGTAAACCCAAGTTGGTAATGTTAACATTATCTATCTAAATTAATTAATATTGTTGTATCTGTAGTAGGCGATACAGGTAGGGGTTGTGATAGTTTTCCTACCGCTAATAAATTTTGATATTCATCATATAAACCTACTGTTGTTACATAAGGTGAAAAATAAGAACCTGTTACGTTATTTGCTAGATATTGTCCCGGGGTGAAGAAAATACCTGCTGAACTTGATATTGATGTACTTCCAGATGAAACACTTGGATTTTGAGAAAAATTAAATTCATTTTCTCTAATAGTACATTTGTATTGTGTTTCGTGGATTTTATATGAACTAGAGAATGAACAAGTTACATTATTATTTGTTATATAATCTGATATAGAAGCATTATCTCCTCCTTCTCCTCCATATGCTGTATTACCATAAGAAACAAATCCATAACCTTCAGGTGTACCAGTAGTTATGACTGCTATTCCTTGGTAATAAAATATATTACCTATAATTTCTGAACTTTGGTTTAATAAGTTTCCTTCACCATCATCTATTATACTACCACTAGTTGTAGATAAGTAAAATGAATTAGGTTGAATATAGTCACCATATAAACGAGATGGAATAGATATAACACCTATAATATCTCCAGATCCTGTAGGAAAATATTTTGGATAAGCTAATGTAGTTTGTAGATAATTAAAATATCTACCGTCTGAAGGAGTATTCCCTACTAAAACATCACCTGTTGTATTTGAACCAGGGAATATACTAGCTGTATTAACTGAGTCTCCGTAACTTGAACTTAAGTAATTCGAGTAGTATAATTGTTTAATAGATC